CTGTTAATGTGGTTCCAATTTGAAGATTTGCACAATCGTCTACATCAAGTGTTCTGGTTAATCTATCATCCGCGATGTCTGCCTGAGAGTTGTATAACCAGCCAAGAGTTCTGGTTACATATGAAAGGTAGTACCAATCATTAGGACTATCGACTCTGTCTATAGATGCATAACCTGTGCCGCCCGTAGTTTTAACAGACCCGAAAGTCGAGGCACTAGAAAATGCTTGAGATAAATCTTCACCACCATTAAATTGACGTAATACAACAGGTTGTGTATCCCAGAAATAGTGCCGATCTGATAAACCCGATGGACCAAAAATTGGGTGTGTACCAACCTCAATTAATACACGATTAATACCTGTACCATATCGATCTGACGACGCAGTAAAAGCATCAAGTTCTTGCTTTGATTTTGCAATGATTTGATCAGCTGTATTCCTTACAGTTCCGTATTGAAAGTTATCAGAGAACGTTGCAAAATCAAAAGAGTCATGACCATTCACCATGAATCTGCCAATCTCAACAACGTGAGCTAAGTGATCCCCTTCGTAATCGATGTCGACTGTGGGTACACTAGGTCTTTCATCTTCGAATTGATATCCTCGCATAATACAACCATAGAATGCTCTTACCTCAGCAACCCTAGGTGCATTATCCCTAATACGATGATTAGCAATTTGGAATGTCAACGGCTGATAAACTGTATGATTTTCATCACCACTTAATAAAAATTGCGTCGGTGACATTGTGACCATATATTGGGTTGAACTCTCACTACTAAAACCACCAGTTCTTAACATTGAAGGCCAATTCGTGGTCCCACCCCGTGTTTGTTTATGACGCCAATATGGCTGTAGGTGTGGCTGACCTAATAATTTTCTATTCATATCCACTGAAATCTGTTGTGCAGATTTCAACGGGTCTGATCTTTGTTCTGAGAGTACTGAACCGCCGTATGCAAAGAATTGAGAAATACTTCCAGTAGTGGCTGTATTTACCATAGCCCAACAAATTGGTCGGCTAGCCGAGGTAAGAGGATTATGGTTTTCCACCATGATCCCTTCTTCACCATTGCCATGATACATTTCATGGCACACAATACGTTCACCGTTGTAGAAAACACCCCAGCGAGTACGGCCGCCACCAAGAAATTGATAATCGATCCAGTATGAGTTAATATTAGTTACATCTATTTTCATACCAGAAGGATTAGATGATCCACTAGTACCTAAGAGAGTATCTTTATTCCAATCTCTTTGAAGGATCGCATGATTTCTAACCATCCCACCGTGCGACCATCTATGAATAACTCTAAGAGAAGACCCACTACCTGGAGTAACTGGACCCATCATTGTATCACCCGGTGTATCATCTGATCCGGCAATCGAGAAGAAATATCCATCGAATGCATCAAATGCACCCCAAGCTCGTGTAACACCAGCTTTACCAGTATCTCCTGATCGAGCAGCCATGACGTAAAGATTTGAACCACCGAGTTCGAATGAATGGTATAGATTTGAAGTATGAGTTACACGATCAAGTAGCTGAGTACCTACGGTTAATGCTACGCCACGGGTATTCGCATCCCACGAATTGTCAACATCAGCACTACCTTCTACTGAGGTTGTAAATTCATTTGGCAAATTAGATTTGCCAAAATCGTATGATGCAAGTATTAAACCATCATTAACTCTTAATGCTCCAGTACCTGTAACCTGTGGAGGCCCTTCAGCAAACGTCATTTTACCAGAGCCGAATCGGTCAATATCCCAACCATATTCTGGGTTATCATAACCTACGACTATGTTTGAATTGATATAGATTTCTTCAACTTCTTGGACTTCAGCTACTTTTGTAATACCGTCCTCGTCCAAAATATCAGACCCGATTACAAATTGAGAATTCTTATATCTTGCAAGCTTATTAAAATGGATTTCTAATATGCCGGTTGTACTGGATAATGCGATATGCCCGTGTACGTGGAATGCTGTCTTGGTAGGAGCAGTTATTCCTTCTTGCATATTAGCATAATAGAAACCCCCAATACTCCAAGCAAAGTTTTCAGTCACGCTACTGTTATAAAACAATTGCGCGGTATGGATTACCTTTACACGTTTACCAGTACTATCTGGAGGTACCCTAAGATAAGTCTTCTCACCTGCCATTTGTTACTTCCCTATTAGCCCTATTAGTCCAAATCGACGTAAAGTGTTGATAGTTCTTGCCTAACGAGATTATAGTGTTTGATAATCTCCATCGGCTTTAATTCTTCTAGGCCTTCAGTAGTGCCTGCTACGATAAGGACTTTATTAATTAGGTCCTCAAAAAATTGGATAGACTCATCCAATGCTTGTTTTTTTTCTTGTTCTGTCATTTTATTTTAAACTCCATATTAAATCAAAATCGGGGGTCCAAAAGGACCCCCTGTACATTACTATTTATTTCATTGTGCATTATGCCGGATCGATGAAGTTTCTTTCCAACGGAGCAACAAGTGAAATTGAACCACCAGTTTCGGTAATGGTACCAGACTGAATTACATATTGACCTGTTTCAAGACCAATTGCAACAACAGTTACTGGGACATCAGTAGACCCAGTACGCCCGTTGGTAGTATCAGCATCGAATGCGTAGTTAAATTCATACACACCAGAGGTTACGTTCCCAACCTGATTACTGACGTCTGAACCAACAGCACTAGAAATACCATTTACAACCCTTTGAAGCTGTAATGCGCCGGTTGTACCGAAGTCATTACCTGCCTGCGCACCAACACCTACTGAGTAGTATGCATAGAATACAGCAGCTGCATCTGATGTCAGGTTGTTGTTGAAGTTGATAGAAACTGTTACAACGATCGGAGCCTTGTGAGAAGTACCTCGAGCGCCACCATCGTATGTAACAGATAATGCTTCATTATACTGAATGTTGTTAACGTCAGCAGCAGCAATATCATCAACCACTACACCTGAAGGGATAGTAGCATCTCGATATGTATTCAAGGTAGAACCTACGAAGAATACGAGAGGATCTGCAATATCACCACGTCGAATAGAACCTGCAGCACCTGAGGTACCGATGTTCAGATCATTGATGTTACCAGTCTGACGTAACAAGTATTGCGTATACTCATAGAGAACTTCTTTGGTAGCTCCAGGCGCATCAGTTGCACCAGGCGCATTACCATCGATTTCAATAGTATATGCAGACCAAATACCATCAGTAGGTCCAGTGGTTAGCTTAGCATCTTCTTCGATGTTTCTTTGTCCACCATAAGCACCGAACGCAGAGTTGGCCGAACCGTAAAGAACAGCGGGATCCCAATAGGTCCATGTGATACCACCAGTATCGCCTGCCATGGTCGCGTTGTTGGTAGTACCAGCTATATCAGCATAATACCATCGAGGTCCACCGACCGAAGTTTGTGAGTTAGCAACATCGAATACAACATCACCAGCAGCATAAGTTGTGGCATTGGCGTAATCGCCTTTGATCACAACATCGAGTGTAGTCGTGACAGGGTTAACCATGTACTTAACAGTAATATCATTGGTGTAACCAAGCTGACAAGTACCAGTTGCTGCAGAACCTGTATCACCAGAAGTAATGGTGAATTCCTGAAGGCCGTTAAGAGCAAGTACAGTGTATAAGTTACCAGTAGTATCACCGAAGGCAGCAACACCAGTATTCACGATGAACACAGGAGCGCCGACATAAAGACCGTGATCCACAGAAGTTTGCACTGTAATTGTCGTTCCATTGCCTACAATAGATGAAATTGCAGCTGTACTAAATGCAGCATCATCAGTAGTATTAATGTTCAAATCAACAGCGTTAGTAAGTGGGAATCGATATACAATGTATGTCAATTCCGATACACCGATGTCGACCAAGTCAGCATCTGCATATGTCTTCTTTCTTGTTCGCACGAAGATCTTGAAGTAGCCATCTCGAACGTATCCTACTAATGTACCTGTAGTACTTGCATCAGATGCAGCGTCGATGATGGTTTCTGATACCCTAATTGAGTTGGCATCAGGTAAGGACCGTACAGTTACGTATTGGTTATTGCCTGCGTTTGTTGCACCAGTGATCTTAACCAGATCTCCAATACTGAAAGCATGAGGAGTATTGAAATCAATGGTTTTTGTAGAAGCAGTGAAATCAACAGTAGCAGTAAGCGTAACAGTACCAACATCAGCGATGAAATCATCAGCACGACTGTCACCGTAATCAGTGTTACCATACCACTGTACAGCCTGGTTCACAGCACCAGCATATGATGTATTTACAGGAGTAGCGTTTGTACCATTATCTTGTACATAGTACGTTTGGTCATTTGCATCTAACGATCCCAAGGTTACAACACCTGAGTAACGTCGAGATATACCGCCACCTGCAGCAATTTCTGACCATCCAGCAGTACGAATCATTTCACGAGTAGTGAAGATTTCACCACCCTGATATACTGCGTTGCGATAGAAAGTAATAGTGGCTGTATCAACTGTCGGTGCGCCTGTACCAGGCAATACAGCACCATCAAGTGTCAATACATAGGGTCCAGCACCTGAGGTACTCTTGACTCTATAAAAACCATCATTATCGGTAGAACCAGAAATGACAACATAATCTGCATTAGTAAGACCCAAAGTGGCCCAATCCAAATCTGCAGCAGATGTAACCGTATGATCACCACCAGTTACATCAAAAGTAATGTCAGAAGCCGAACTTGTGCCTAATGATTCACCATCAGCAGGTTTCCAGCCATTTTGAAATTCGAACTGTTCGTTCGTAATAGATAGCATCGGGAAAGGATACTGGGGAAGATTGCTATCTTCTTTCCATACGTCCTTAAAAAAAGAATAAAGTGCCTGACCTGTAATTCCAGATCCTGCAGCCGCAAAATTTTGTGCGCCTTTGAAATAGAAAACTTTATTTACCGCATCTAACCATATTTCGTCAGATTGGAAGAAACCACTAGAAGCCTCAGTATTATCAAGAGGTTGTTCTGGAGTTCCGGCCACGGTTTTAAGTTTATCTAGGTCAACATACGTCTGCGCCGTATTAATTGTTGCCATTTGTTTCTCCTAGATTGTTTAGGGGTTAAAATATACTCACTTCAACATAATCTAGATTTAATATTAAATAAAATCAAAAAAATTATTAACTATTTATAACAATTGAGATCTATGTTATGGATCACTAAAGTTTCTGTCGAATCTTTGTTGTACAGGAATCGAAGAATCTGCATTCTCTAAAGAAAGCCCTGTTAAACTTATATATTCATATTGGTTATTTAGGATAGCAATAAAAATTGGCACATCTGCATTGCTTGTCGGTGGATCTTGATATACCCATGAGAAGGTAAACGTATTATCATCAGTTGCTCCAGTAACTGTAACAGTACCATTTCCATTATCAGGTGATGTGCCAACACCACCAGTCATATCTTCAATGCCGGCAATTGCTGATGAATCTGATACCTTGAATATTCTTACCTCAGTCCCGTCTTTCATTCCAGTCAATGCAAATGTTCTTGTGGTAGGTGGTTCACGAACTACACCTTGATCATCAATTAATTCGTATTGGTTTGTTGCTGAAAAGTTTGTAATCAATACACCTCGAGCACCAAAGAATCGACCACCAGCAAAGTTACCAAAAGGTGTTGCCTTCTTTGATAGAACAACGACAATACTGCTAATATTATTGATTGAATTACCACCAATGGTCAAATTTTCTGTAGCAGTAAATGTACCTTGTGATGAGTGAAGCATCACATAAGTATCTGTTGCGTTTACACTCAATACATAACCAGTTGCACCACTCGTCGATCCTGTGACCTCATCACCAATATTAATCGTACCAGTGATTGAAGCATATTGAATGTAATGATCAATACCAATATATTGTTGACCTTCAACACCTGCTCTAAGTGTCGTATCACCATCTCTTGTTAAGTATTGAAGATGTCGATATGCATTAGCAAGAGTTTCACCACCACAATTAACTGTGACAGAATAATTTTCATTTGTTGTATCAGCATTAATATCAGCAGTTGCTGCACCAAAGGTAATACTAAAACCTGCAATCGTAGTTAGTGATGGACTTGTATTATTCAAATCTGGTGCTGTTGCAAGAGGTACGACGTTTCTGCCTTCAACTGTTTGAATTGAAAAGTCGTCGTAAAGAGTATTTTCTTTTCGAGCAAAGAATGTAAAATAAGAATTATCGATTTCTACCCAAGGATCGACCGAATAATCTGTAATCAAGAAGAGTCGATCTAAGAATCCTGCAGGCCAATATTTTGTAAGTAATGATTGATCTTGTGCAACTTCAATATCTGTAGCCGATTCAATCGCGCCAATCGTTACAATATTATTCCATCTTTTTTCGCCATCAGTTGCTGCGCCAGTTTGCGTTGCAGTATGCGCGTTACAAGTTAGTGTACCCGATGTTGAATCAAAATTATTTCCTGCTGCACTGCTATCTGGTCGAATCCAAAGATATGTACCATAGTCTCCTGTTTCATAATCGAGAAGAACTCCAGCATCTCCGTCAGCATGAGTAATTGCATTACCAACATCACCAATTACGATATCAACGTTTGTGATAGGAACACAAACAATACCTGTTGCAGAACCCACAGTTCGAGTCCATCCAACGGTTTGAATTGAACCACCAGTTAAGTGTTCTATTGTGGTTTGATCAATAAACCAAGGATTGTCATCACCTGTTTCAATGAGGCCAATATCATACACCCTTGGTGTAACGGCCTTCATTGGAGTACCAAAAGTCTTTTCAATATAATCACCAACTCCACCGGTGTTATTATCAAAGAGATCTTGGAGCGCAGTATATAATTCGTTTACAGTTCGAGTTGCTGTAGTGGCAGTAGATCCTGTCCATTTGATTTGCTTATCACCAGCTGCATCACCAGGGAAATATACTGTGATGTCACCGCCTAAAAGAGATTCAGTAGCCATCTTATAACTCCACTAGCTCATCTTCGATAAGGGTAACACTCACTGAAACGCCATTCGTTCCAGTGTTTGCAGTTGTTTCAACTGGAATATATCTTGTACTTCCTGTAGTACTTTTTCTAACCCTTAATATGATAGGTACGCTTGCTGAAGCATTAACCGCTGAGGTAAATTCACCAGAAGCATTAGTTAATTGATTTGTAATTGTGGCACCGGTTGTTTCATTAAATACTACTACCTGTGCACCGTTGACTGCAGTACCTGAAGCATCTTTTACAGAAATAATAATACCCACATTTTGTTCGATATTCACTGTACCTGTACCGTTTATTTCTACTGTAGGAATTGTTCCTTGATTTACCACCCGAATAGTCAAAATGGCGTTTGAAGCAAGAGTTACAGATAATGCTCCATTAGTAGTACTCGTGATATTGGTGCCTGTTGTCTGAGTTCCATATCCAGTTAATGTATTGCCATCCCAATCTATAGTTGTATTTGTACTAATTGTATCACTAAGTGAAACGGCGGGCACTGTACCAGTTCTAGTAAATGAGCAATTGGTAATACTACCAACAGTACTTGATGTTGATATGATAGAGGCAGTAGATCCAGCAAAGGTCTCTTCAAATGAACATTCATCAATAGAAGCAGAGTTCTGAGTAACTGATTCTGTTCTTCGAAATGCTGTTTCAGAAAGTGTAGTACCACTGCCCCATTCGAATGTTCCCATATCAACAAAATTACAAGAAGTGATATTACAGTTTGCAGTAGCGTTTGTTACTACCAAATCTCCACGACTATTAGTAGAAGCGACCGGGTTGCCGACACCCGTATTAATGAATGAACAACCGGTCCAATTCACCTCTGTTGCAGTAGCGTCTGAAGAATTTTGAATTTCAATATTATGGAAATTAGTACCGACACGGGGAGTATTTCGAATGAAAATGTTTTTATTGGTATCTGTGAATCTGGCGTTTCCACCGGCAGCAGCAGTAACTGTATTATCACCAATTAATACCTTACCTTGCCAATTATAACCACCAGCAGTTTCTTCAAAAATACCATATCTATTGGTATTATCATCAAGCTGAGTGGCTAAATAATCAAAATCTATTGGTGTATCCGCACCAGTTCCTCCAGTCAATTCTATTGTACACCGACCAACTCGAATAGTATCAATGCCAAAGTGTGAAACACCTCTGTTTTGTTCCGGCGCAGTAACACCACCACCGATAAAGTTAATCGTACCTGAAAAAGTTCCGGCTGAGTCGTCTGCTGTAAACGCAGAAGGATCAACGGCATAACAATACCAACCACCCTGTGGGTTTGGAGTGAAATCACTACCGGAAACAGTATAGGCCTCAATATCTCCTGTACTCGATCCAATTAATACAAAATGGCCACCCGGTGGATTGGTTGCTCCTGCTGTAGCACCGGCAAACGTATCAAGTGAAGAAGGTGCGATGAACCACATCCAAACCAAGATTGCACCATCAGTATCAACTGTAGCCGCAGCTCCATTTCCGGTTGCTGTATCGTATAGCAAAGAGCCTCGAACTGAGTTATTTCTTGTGTGCTGACCGGCTATCATGCCGGATCCTTGAATATAGAAGTTTGATTCTAATGCAAAGGCCTGAAAGTCATCGTAAGCGGCCGCAGTCGATTCAGACCAATCAGTAGTGGCCTCTCCCGCGTTTATCAATCCACCATTAGCAGATGATAAATCTGTGTCAATTGCTCGTGCGACCATTAGTTATACTCGTAAGTTATCCTGTCGTCCCATACCTTATCAAAATCGGCCGAATTATCTGCCCAGATGATTTCGAGATCATCTCCTACCTCATAGACACGTTTAATCCGCCAAACAGGATTCGCCCGGTTCGAACCAGGATCTGCCTCGCCGACGTAGGTAAACCCATTTTCCTCGTCAGTGTCTATTAATCTATCGTATTGTTTTTCCATGCCTATCTGCAGCCTCTCTGTTATATCTAGGAAAGATTGAGACACGAATTTCTTTTTTTCTGTGTCGAATATTAATATTGCATCACCTTCCATCATATGGCGTTTCTTGAATTCGACATCATCCATCTGTAAAATATTAACAGAACCACCGCCACCGATTTCTCGGAGAGACTGATTAACTCTTTTTACAAAATCATTGAACTTTGCTGAGATATCCTTGATCGATGCTTCCGTATTCTTTTCATTCGTGCTGAATGCGGTACTAATCTTGGTCTCAAATTCTGAGATATCTTTTTTTGTTTCTGAAATGAAACTAGAGATTTGATTTTCTGTAAGTTGTGTGGTTTCTATAAGGTTACGTTCGAAGGCTTGGATTTCTTGTGTGTAATCTTTACCGTCTTTACCTGCCGTACCACGAGCACCTTTTAAACCTTGTGGTCCTGCTGGGCCTTGTTCTCCTAGTTGGCCAGGAACGCCCATAGGACCTTGATCGCCCTTTGGCCCAGACGGGCCTCGAATGACCGTCAGACCATCGGTGTTACCTATCTTGCGATAGATATCATCTACACTTTCATTTAATTCTTTTCGAAATTTTTTGAATATGGTGACCAAGAATCCATTATTAACTACCTCATTTAGATTCATGGTGATTACTCCGAGTCAATAAATTTTGTCATACTTTCAAGTAATTTTAATTGACTTTCCTCTATTTTCCCTTTCGAGTCAGCAATGAGTTTGGGAGAAGTATTAGCATTTTTATCTAAGTCTTTAGGATCGAAGTCCATATCCATATCGTCGATGTCAGAATCATCACCACCAGCAGCAGCCTCATCTGAGATTTCTTTCTCAATGTCTTTGATATCATCTTCAGACATTTGTAAGACATTCTTCTGAATCCAAGCCTTAGAATAATAAACGCCTTTATATTCTTCGATCTCTGTTAATGTTGCCATTCGCTCTCTGAGAATCTCTGCTGTTTTAAGCTCTTCGAAATAATTCTCTTTTACGAAATCAAAGCGAATATCATTCTTGATCTGAGCAAAATCATCAGGGTTCATAATACCCTTGAGGACAAGTTGTTTTTCTAACAACTGAACGAATATATTAGCAAATCGAGCACGGATCCTTCGAATGAACTTACCAAATTTTAATTCGTCTCTGGTGATCTCTGATACACGACCAAATGAATACATTGCTTCTGGTTCAAGTCTTGACAATGGTACTCGAAGAGCCTTATAAAGTTTCCGTTGGAAATATTGAAGGTTCTCATCTGTACTCAGAGCCTGGGCAGATCCACCTGCAAGTGTATCTACCTCTGTCGTTCGTTCCCCGCCCCTACGTGGAAACCAGAAGTCCTCGGTCATGGTCATCATCTTGCGACCATCAGTGATTTCGCCAGTGGATGAGTTGTATTGAAGTTTATTCTTGTGTCGGGTCATCATATCGCGTAAATATTGCTCTGCCTTGTTCTTAGGCAAATTACCTACATCGATATAGAAGATTCGACGTTCAGGAGCTCGTGTTAAAGTATAGATTACTGTGGCATCTTCCAACATACGAAGCTGATTAAGAGGCTTCATTGTAGGATGTAGATGTGATAATACCATAGAATTGTCTTCGGTGACAATACCTGACGTTACACGAGCAATAGAATCTTTAGCGATCTTGACACCTTGGTTTGCACCACCACCGCTGCTGCTGCCTGATCCACCAAAACCATTTTCAGAGAAAATATAAAATTCGTTCTTAATTTGTTTTGTGGGGATTGCTGCTTCACCAGTTCCTGCTCGACTTTTAGTCATCTCACGAATGAGTTTTAATTTTCGAGGATCGACGTATCGAAGTTCGGCAATTCCTTTTTTAATGTCATTTTCATTGATCATTACATGATAATTCAAACGACCATCAACATAAAATTTAGAGAAAATATCATATCCGGCATTAGTAAAATCCATTAATGCAAGGATATTATCAAATTCTTCTCTAACTTTATCTTGAATTTTGTCAGGTATATCTGTATCGTCGAGGACAATTTCGACTACCTGATCATATGTGTCAACGTTAATTGCCTCATTGACAATTTCATCAACTGCCTGAGTAATTTCTGGTTGCATCGAAAGATTTCGATATCGTGTGATAAGTTCAGATTCGGTTTTAGCCGAACCTTCCATATCCAACATAGATGTATAGAAACCGCCGAGGGAACCCCCGACAGTAATTGCACCGTCATCATTAATTGGTTCGACGAAAGAGACCGGGGCATTTTTCCCGGTCTCAGAATCGTCGGATCTAGTTATTGAAAACCCAAATAACTTCATGTTATAACACCCCTTATAAGATTAAGTGGTGGGAATACCAGTCGTGCCTTCAACTCTCCAAAAATCAAATTGGAAGGTAACACCGAATTCTTCTATGGTGTCTACCTGGTCCCAACCCAGCTCGATAGCATCGATCGTGAGTGGGTACATTCCCTCAAATACGTAAGTACGGAGAGGAGCTCCATCTTTACTAAATTGTGTAATGATTCCATTAGACTTGTAATCCTGCGGAAGTGCACGGAGATTGCTATCATGAGTATTGATAGAGTTTGACCATGCCTCCAACGAATTGCGAATTGCGAAATCTTCATCATTAATTACGGTGACAGTCCAATCTTCAAAGGTTCTATCACCTGCGTACCGGACATTTCGCCCGAAATAAGGAACTTCAATTGTTCCAAGGGTCGACCCAGGTAACTGAGCCGTTTTAACCATAAATGGTACCTTGAAATCTGCATTTGGCAACACAGGATTTAAAATCTGAACTTGGAAAAGAGTTGGACGAGCGCCACCGCCGACAAGCTGTGATTTAAACTCGTTAATATTGAAACTCATGTTCTCGTTCTCCTATTGTTAATTCTATTTATTATGAAAGTGAGCCAACAATTTCGTCAAATTCAATTCCAGTTCTAGTTGCCACGAACGTAAGTTCAATAACATTGATAGAACGCGCAGGCTTAATGTAAATGTTAGCCTTGAATTGATTTGCGTCGATTACCTCGCCAGTGTTCACAGTACCATCCGAAACAACTCGGAAGTCTGTAATACCGCGACGACCTTGTATTTCACGAAGGAAAGGATCTACGATGTTCTTGAATTGTGTTTGAGTAAATTCATCATTGAGCTCGAACAAGAACGTTTGTGCTGTATTAGCGATTGCTTTTTCAACAGCAA